ATACTCATCAAGAATCATTTCACACTCATCTGGTGTGAAGATGTTGTCATAAACTTTGACATACTCTAGCAACTTATTCTCGCCAGAGATTGTTGTAGTAGTCTTTACCAAGTCTTCTCTATATCGATGATCCTTATCAAAATAGTATTTGAAGCACGGACCATGCAACCTGACATAATGTAAGAATACTTGCGTACAAGACTCTCCTTTAAAAGCATCTCTACCATGCTCACCATCCATGCCCAGGTACAACATGGCATCACCTGGATGCAAGTCAACAGACTTCTTCTCACCCAAAGGTGTATAGATCCAAATAGTCCATACTTCATCACACTCCAAGTTAATGGTAAGTGAGATCTCACATTGTGGTTTATCTACATGACCTACAAGAACATTACCATTCTTATACTGTCTGGCATAAGAGTACGTTGGTAATACAGACTCTCCAACCATGTCACATACATGCTGGTTCTTCTCAACCAACAGTTCAATGAATGGTTTAAAGTCGTACTTTGCAGAACTCCCGAAGACTTGAGGGTCACTTGGGAGTTCATGAGTATTACAATACTCCTTAAATTCTTTTGCTAAGCTATCTGCTCTCTCTTTAGATATAAAATTAGGAACAATGACGTAATTGTTGTCAATCAGTTGTTGGTTCATTATCAGGGATTGAGGCGTCAGGGACTTCAGACTCTTCCTCTGCGATCAGTTCTTCGATCTCAGAGACGACTTGCTCCGTGCTGTCTTCCTCAAATAATAACTCAAGATTGAACTCACTGTCAAGCATATTCAAGTCAATATCATCAAATTCACTTACAGTGTTGGGAGTAATCTCATCATTTTCTACATTAACCTCCTCTTCCTCATACTCAATGAGTGGTTTAGATGCAATACTCTTAACAGACTCAGCATCTACCACCGTTGCTTCTTCAACTTCAAACATGGACTCATCTACAGCATCATCAAACAATGATGGATCAACATTACCATCAAATACTGTTAGATTCTCATATCCTGCTTCAAATTCAAAAGATCTTTCACTCTCACTGAGATTCTCTTTGATTCTTTGTTCACCATAGAATAAGTTTTCGTGTGCTTCAGCAACACGTTGATGAACTTTTTCCATTTGTGAATCATGATCAGCAGTCATGCCACGAAGATTAGATTCATGCCTCTTCTGCATCTCCTCCATCTGACCTTCTAACTCTGCCATTGCCTCTTGCCAAGACAATGCTTGCTTCTTCTCTTCTTCTTCTCTCTTAAGTCTCTCTTGAGTCTGACGTTCCTTCTCTTGATTAAAATGATCAACATATCGCTCAATCATTGCACGAGTAGCAGGAGTATTGGCAGCAGCACCAGAATCGTACTCTACCTCACCAACACCATCTACAGTACCATTATCCTTCCACTGAATCGCCCATAGATGCTCAATATCAGCAAATGGCCAGTTCTCTTCAGTAAAGAAGATACCTAGTCCATCAATGTTGATGTACTTATCTGCTTCAATTAAGGTAAACTTCTTCATTCTTCTACCTCTTTTACATCTGCTGGGATTACCTTTTGATCTCTTGCCTGACTCAGCATCTGTGCTGCAGCAGATAAGACATCAATGTTAGTTGAATTTGCCTTCACCATCTCATTTCTAAAAGACTCCACACCAGCACTTGTTGAACGTTGCTGTTGAGAGTTCTCAATAAGTAACATGGGCATCCATGTAACCGCACATCCCCATTCATCTACGGGTTCACCTGTTTGTGGATTAGTTCCTCTAATTTGAGTATACCAAGAACATTCAAGTCCTTTACAGTCCTCGCCAATTAAAGGACAAAAATTACCAGGTTTAATTTGTGCCATAACGAATCACTTTATTAATTTAGTATACCATATTTAGTTCAGTGTACAAATAATAACATCGACATATTGAACGCCGAGGTCTATTCCATCACTGAATGAAGTATTGATTGTTGTTGTTCCACTGAATGGGTGATTGTGTGCTCCACCACCAGTTGACTCATTCATAGTTCCTGTGGCATTATTACCATCAACGGTACGAGCACCAGTGTTACTAAATGGTGTAGCGTTAGCACCACCAGTAGGACCATAAATTGATGGGTGAACGTGATCTGGCAGTTCTGTTATTGACAGAGTGTGATTACCAATGAATGTACCAGCACCAGGAGGAATCTCCACTGGTAGTGTAGTGTTAATGCCAACGTTTATATTACCACTACTAGAACTCAATGCAGTAACAAATGAAGTACTACCACCAGTTCCACCACCAGTACCAGATACAACCCTCAACGCTCTATCAGCATTTGTAGTATCTTGAGTCCACCCAGTTGGTGCAGTTGCTTGAAAGAATAACTTCTTAGTTCCTGCAGGATACATCCAATAGAAGGAATCTATCTTATTATTTGGGTCCAGCAGATCGAATAGAACCCCATTGCCTGTTAAACGTGCCATATCAAGCGAACGAGCAGATGATTACATCGATATACTGAATTCTCAGGTCAATATTACCTGTTCCAGTAGCAGTAAGACTAACCTGTCCAGAGAATGGGTGATCGTGCGCCTGACCAATACCACCAGGAGATAGAACACCACCAGTATTGTTAGCACCTGGTGTTCTAAAACTACTACCACCACTAGATGCGTTTGCAGTTCCACCCATGTTAGAGTCATGAGTGTGATCTGGAATCTCAGCAGTGGTCAGAGTGTGACCACCAACAGTACCAGATACTGGTGCAGTAGTATTAAAGTTGACAGTAATGTTTGAATTAGAAGAGGGGAATACTGTGCTGAAGTTACTACCACCAGCACCAGAAGTTCCACCAAATCCAAATCCACCGCCAGCACCATTAACTAAGCGCAACGCCTTATCATTATGAGCAGTTACCTGAGTCCACCCAGTTGGTGCTGCTGCCTGATAGAATACGCTTACAGTATTTTGTGCTAATACGGAATACTTAGAAGATAATGATGTACCATCACTAAAAGTAACCCCAGTGGCGGTTAATTGTGCTGCCATCTTACAACCATACTTCCTTTATTTACTTATTTATCAAGTACATTTAATCCAGAATCCATCATCAGTGAACTCCCAACCATCTGCAAGCACTGCTTGATAGTTCTCATATTTATCTTTGAATCCTTCAGGCACAAAAGGTGGCCATTGATTCCTGTAGAATTCTTGTGTCCACCCATCATTATATGGGGATGTTGCCTGTACCTCATTCATGAGATCAGGGTAGATCTGACGACGTGGTTCATCACTACCCATCTCACGAACATACACTGTCTTGCCACCATCGGGTGACTCATAGATTTTAGCAGTCATTGTTCTTGTTAAACTTTTTACGACACGCCTTCACTTCCTTCATCTCATCTTTGATCATCTGATAGGCATCCTCAGCGTTAATTCTACCACCAAGTTCCATAGCACAGATGACTTCGACTCTAGTTCCAAAGTGCTTGAGTGCTTCTTCAAAACAATTTAGTTCTTCATACATTATTCAATGCCTCAAGGGATGCTTCATAATCACGTTGGAAGATAGCAAGTCCCTCACGAGTCAACACACTGTCATACATTGCATTGAACACTTTGGTTGGCATGGTAACAATGTCAGAACCATACATGAAGCAGCGAGAGACATGATGTGCATCACGCAGAGATGCAGCAAGCACTTCAGTCTTCATGCCATGGACAGAACGACAGGTTGCAATAGCACGGACCAATTCAACACCACTGAAGGAGTTATCATTACAACGTCCAACAAAAGGAGACAGATAGGTTGCACCTGCCTTCATTGCCATCACTGCTTGTGCAACAGAGAAGACAAGAGTCACGTTAGTCTTGATACCCATTCCAGTCAGTCGCTTACAAACAAGCAGACCATCTGGAGTGCAGGGAAGTTTGATAGTGGCAGCAGTGCCAAACTTCTCAGCAAGGCGAACACCATCATCATACATCTCACCCACGGTGCCAACAACTTCCATGCTGACATCAGGCACGCCAATATCAATCATCTCCTGATATACTTCCTCAGGATCACGACCCGCCTTACGAATCAGAGAGGGGTTGGTAGTAACACCATCAACAAGTCCCGTCGCAAAATATTTACGGACTTCTTCGGTATCTGCGGTGTCAAGGAAGATCTTCATTTGTCTCCAAGGGAATAGTTGTCAAGATTATATTTGGGTGGGGCGATTTTGTCAATCTGTGCTTGTAAACTGTTCTCAACTTCATACAAACAATTGATCAGACTGATCCTCTCCTCTTCAAGGTACTTTACACGATCTTCAAGTTTCTCTACCTTGTGCTGAAGTTCGTTGATAGGTACTTGTTCTTTGATGCCCCACTTCTCAAAAAACGAATATGGATTGTGTTTCATATCATTTATAAATGAATGGATCGCGGTTTTTGTTCCTAAACTTTTGAATAAAGTCTCTGACCTTATTGATTAGTTTCCTCACAACTTACCTCCAACAACTCCACTATTTACAATGCGACTATTGTCTTCTAGTGTGTCCTCTTGGAGACACTTAAGATGCCAGCGAGAGACTGTCAACACACCATCATATGTAGCACCAGTGATAAAATTAGCACCCAAAATAGGTTCCTTCAGGACACTAGTGTACATACCAAAGCGAGTCTTCTTGATGTAAAATGCATCATCGATCCACTCCACATCTTCAGGAATCTCCTTCTCAATCGTAGGGTTAGGACCCAGAGAAGTCATGATAGTTGGTCGTTTGGTCTCAGTCTTCTGTTCCGTCATCGGTTTTCTTATTAAATCCAAAAGGTGCTGTCTGTTCTTCCTTCTCTACACGGAGTTTATGTGCAAGAGTACAGACTGTTTCCATTACTTTAAGAGTATCTTCAGTCTTAGAACCTTCTGGCATGTTACGATGAACAATGTCAAACAAGGGGAAGAACTGATTAGATGCTTCCAATACTTCTTCAGGAGTCAGAGGTTCTTTGTTCATTTTTGTAAGGGTGTGGTTTGATAATACGGTTTTCAGCAGAGGTTTTGTGGAGTTGTTTAATTGCAGCAACAACCTCAGGAGTCTCATCCCACTCCCAGGTCTCTCCACCTTTACCAGTAAAAGTTCTCTTAGTCATTGTTATCTCCTGACTGTCTGGATTTTATCACATATCCAGTGATTGTGCAATCTTCTTTGCAATTACTTCATTAGTAACAATACCAGAGTGTACTAAGTCTCTGGCAGTATCTACTTGCTTGATGTAATCACAATCTATTGCCTTCCTATTTGATGGATAGAGTGTAAAATCATAGTATTTTGTGCTGCTCCACATCATCTGTGCAGTCAACCTTGTCATCCTTAGATGCTCTTCATTATGATGATCAAACCTTCTCCATGCTTTACCAAGTCCACCAATATCTTCCTTCCACTGACCACAATGAACCACAGAATCATTCAAATATAGTGGACATCTTTGAGATGCAGACCATGAGAACACCACTGCAAGTGGTTCAGGGTACAGTGCCTTCAACTTAGCAGAGTTATGTAAAGAAAACATAGGAGATGATCCAGGTGCTCCCATATTGATAACTGGTCTTCCAGTTATCCCACTTAACTGTGCAGCAATGGTTGAACTTAACTCACATCCAACACCAAAAACATAAGAACATCCAAACAAAACAATACACTTATGCCACGGAATACGATCAAACTCTTGGGTTCTATACCCCATAGAATTCAACCTATAACTGACACCAATGTTCCTATATCTCCAACTAGCTGGTTGTGACTTGGCGTTCTTTATAAACAACTGCTTACTGTCTTGGTCAAACCAAGAACCACTTTGATCGGGTCTATCCTCTAATTCGTAAATGTTCATTGGAATATTTTTATACCATGAGTATCAGACCAAACCTTGGCATCATACTCATCATTGACTATTGGTTGTCCCTTAATATTTAAACTGGTATTAAGAAGAACTGGGTGACCAGAAACCTTACCCCAACGAAGCAATAGATCATGTAACCTTGGTGCATCAGACTTCTTCACTGTCTGCACTCTACTGGTCCCATCAACATGCACCACTCCAGGTAATAACTCTGGCATCTTACACTTGACAGTATACTGCATAAATGGACTCTCCACCATGTCATCATGCATATCAAAATACTTTGAGGCATATTCAATCGGAACCACTGGTGAGAATGGTCGGAACGATTGTCTATGTTTGATAGTATTAACAACGTCTTTGATATTATGAACCGTTGGATCTGCCAATAAACTCCTGGCACCAAGTGCTCTGGGTCCAAACTCTGCTCTACCTCTAGCAAGACCACATACCTTATGATACCTCAAGTATTCAACGATTGAAGCGTTTGTATGCTTATGTAAGATCTTATATCCCAAATAGGGAGTGAATGGTATCCTTATCTTCTTATGTGCGAGCACAGCACCAATAGCAGATCCTGAGTCATCTGGTGCTGGCATGATCCATACTCTCTTGAAGAAGTCATATGCATGTGTGTTTGCAGCGCAATTCAACGCACACCCACCCATAATCACGACATTATCACTACCAGTCAATCGTTTTGTGAGTGCTAATGCATTACAAAATAATGTAGTGTAAACCGTTTGAGATGCAGCAGCAATCTCTTCAGGACATGCCTCTGGTTGCCAATCACCTACACCTCTGTGCATATTTTGTTTGCATTCAAAATCCATCCCAATCAATTCACCAAAAATCTTACCAACATAATCACCACCTTTACCATATGCTGATAGACCCATCATCAAATATTCTTCTTCATTTGGTTTGAATCCACAACGCTGAGTCATTGCAGAATACCAAAGACCAATACTATTCGGATACTTAAGTCTCCAAAGTTGTTTAATATTATTACCTTTAGCAGACCAAATGCTCATGGTGGTTGTCTCACCAATACCATCAATTACAAGAATGGCACTGCTTTGGAACTTACTGGTAAAGTATCCAGCACAAGCATGACTGTAGTGATGGTCAATAAACTTATGCTTACAATTAAAATACTTGGTGAAGTTGTCTTGAAATGGTCCTTGACCTGCTCTAATCTGTCGCAACTTCTTCCTAAGTGGTTGCTCATACCAACAGATCAGTTCAGGTTCACCATACTTATAAGCATAATTGATCAGTTCTTCACAAATATATGGATCGTTCTTCTTCCTACTAAAACGTTCACTCTGACTGGCAAACATGAGAGAATCATTAGAAAATACTGCTAGAGCAGCATTGTGACTATTCGATGATATCCCCCATGTTATCATATTGCTTCTCCCAATAACTGACAGGTAGTGTTGGATCTTGTTTGATGTAAGGTTCCGTCTTATTCGCTGGACACATAGCGCAGAACGACTCGTCCTGTCTACTCAAAAATTCTTTTAATTGTTCGTCAGTACAATCTGAACTCAACGGTTCATATTTTAGATAAGGATCCCACTTTTGACTCAGATTATACTTGTTTGCTTGCATAGGGAGATACGCTAATGCAGGGCACTTCCATAACTTACCCTCATGTATTTGCATAGCATGTTTAGATACACACTTCTCCCAACTCAACCTAGGATTATTATCTTCATATGGCATAAGGTTGTTGCCATACCCCTTATATTGAGGTATCCAGTGAGTATTTGTAAAGTCCCAGAACTCTACATGTACACCCAGGTCATGCTTCCATTCCTTTGCAAGTTTATATCCTCTCTTGAACCTCCTCACATAGTCTTTATGTTTGGTGCTATGAATCGATATCGCTAGATTTGTCTGTGTTGCTAGTAATGCTTGAGGGAGTCTAGGGTGATTATGTAGATAACTTGCGTTTGATACTAAGTCTATTTTAGTTGATGGATCAGGATAAATCATCCTGACCAAATACACTATGTCCGACAAATCTTTGTTTAATGTTGGCTCTCCACCTAAGATGACAAATGTATCAGGCACCACCCTTTGACTCCAATTATATAGCCATTCTCTGGCAGTATCTAAAGATAAGTTACCAAAGTGTCCATGATTGGAGTAATGAGAGCAACCCTCGCATGTAAAATTACATGCATGAGTTACATGTAGTTCTATCTGTTTAGTATTAAATTGCATAATAGTTAAAATTGATAACTATTCTTCTATAGTCATCTGTACATGATGTACCAGTGTGCATCATAGTAGCAGGGAATTTGACAAATCTATTTGCTACACTCTCTACCTTAGTTCCATCCTCAAACAAGGTATATCCATCATTCGTATTAACGTAGTATATACCCGTCAACATGTTGTCTGCATGAGGACCAAAGTCACAATGAAATGCCCAATCAAATACAACTAATTCTTCAGTTTGACTGATAGCATTTGCTTTTATTCTAGCAATCGCACTCATATCCTCCTTATCAATTATTGGTTCTACAATATTATATGCATTACTAATAATATGTTGTTTTGAGTAAATTAGATGGACATACTGAGAGTGACCATCTCCAGGAGAATTTATACCATTATTGAATGTCCATACACATGAGTTAGCGATGTCGCCGTTATCATAATTACCTGTCCAGTAATTATACAAATCGTTATGTATATCTGCGTCCAGATAATTATCAACTACTTCAATCATATGTCGAATAATTAAAGTTAATCAGTAGTCTACGATCAGTTGTAGTACATGTTGTAGCAGTATGTCTTGTCGTGCATGGAAATCTGCAAAATCTATTTGCAACACTCTCACACTTCGTTCCATCTTCAAACAATGTGTAACCATCATTAGTATTGATATAGTATATACCAGTTGTTAATGTTTGAGGGAAGTCAGTATGAAATCCTTTAATCAATGCCTTTAGATTCTCTGTTCTAACCATACAATTTGCTTTAATTCTAGCAATAGAAGACATACCCTCCTTCTTAATGATTGGTGTCATCAAATTAAATGCAGGACTAATAATACTATGCTGAGCAAATATCAAATGAGTGAAGTGAAAATGATCATCTGGGTCATTTAATCCAACACATCCAGGGAAAAATACCCAAGAACATGAACCATTCAATGTCCCATCATCAGTGTCACCCTCAAAATATGCACGAATATTCTCAAACTCATGTTGAGGTAGATAATCATCAATAATCTCAATCATAAGTATTCGCAGGTAGTAAAGTTAAAGTTAATCAGCAACCTACGTCTGGTGTTTGTGCATGTTGTTGCCGTATGTTTTGTAGTACAAGGGAACACAACAAATCTATTTGCAACACTATCGCACTTTTGCCCATCTTCAAACAAAGTGTATCCATCATTTGTATTGATATAGTATATACCTGTCATCAAATCTTTAGGAAAATCTGTATGGAATCCATCCTTAAATACCATCAATTCAGGAGTCTGTAACATACAATTTGTTTTGATCCTAGCGATCGATGTCATTCCTGCTTTATCAATCAGAGGTTGGAGCAAATGAAATGCTTTTGGGACTAAAACATAATTCGCAGCAAAAACTAATGACGTGAAGTGATAATGCCCATCACCCTTCAAAGTGCATCCATCAGAATATAACCAGACACAAGAACCCTCTAAAGTTCCATCGTCCATCTCACTATTATAAAATGCACGAATGCCTTCATAGTCATCTGGACTCAAAAAATCATCATAAACTCTAATCATCAATATAACCAGTTGATTTAAGCATCTCTACAGCGTCGTCAAATGACTTATGCAGAATCTGTAGACAAACACACTTACGATCAGTAATACCAGGATTAGTTGGAATAACAGAATGTGGTTTTGATACATCCAGAAGATATGCATCACCAGGTTGTGCCATGAACCTGACTGCCTTCTTCAAGTATCCTTCATGGAATATAGCACCATCAGTCTGATTATCGATCTGCTGACGAGGAACACTATCATCAGGAGGATAGTAGAACTGAGTGATACAATCGTCAGTACTAATATAGAAATTGATGATTGCCTCAATATCACTATCAGTATGAGGAGGGATCTGATAATTTAATTCCATCAATGAGAATGTACATTGAGATCTATATCCTTTTGGAATTACCTGAAGTAGATCCTCATCATTAGTAGTATTGATGTATGAATACTTGATTCCCATAAAACCTATGGGACTATCAAGTCCATACTCAATCTTCTTGCCAGTTTTATTGTAATGATCAATTACAAACTTCTCATTCAACTTACGAAAGAACATATTGTCTCCTAGGTATAACTGTATTCCCTCCATTCAGGGACATTTGATTCTGCTAGATCAATAGCAACTGTGCTATATGGTGCTCTTGGTTGCTTCCTAAGTTTTAATTTAGTCTGCTCAAGTAATTTATCACTCTTCTTGACATTACATGTAGAACATGCTACTACCAAATTTTCCCATGTGTCTTGTCCACCCTTGCTTCTTGGAATCACATGGTCAATAGTGAGTTTAGTTGTTGCCCCACAATATTGACAAGAATTTTTATCTCTCTTATAAATCTGACTCCTGGTTGGACGATTGTTCATAATATTCCTAACAGGTATTCTAATATAATTTAATAGTCTGACAACCCTCCCAGACAGAACTTGAACCTTATCTTTTAGAACTAAAATTACTGCCCTCTTCCAATTTGTAAAATTAATTGGTTCGTAACTTGAATTAAGAACTAATATTGTCTGATTTGGTTGTATCTTAAGATGTTCCATACTTGCAAGGGTATTGTGGACATTATATCACCGATACATTCTATCTGACAAGTCTAAAGAAAACAGGATCTCTTCAACAGTACCATGACAACCCACAGACCTTTGAAGAATCTCTTCTTTTTTTCTTGTTAGATTCATATCCCTCAAGACATGCGGATTACTCTGCAACCAGACATATTCGTCTGGTGCAATGTCATCAAACTGACCCTTGTTTATCTTTGATACTATACTAAAGTATTTAATCCTGTCGGAAGCTCTCATATTTTTGATGGGTGCATAAAATCAACAACAATAACACATCTGTAATACTTATTAGCAATCTGTTTAGGAGGCATTACTGGTTGATGGTTAATGTGTGAGTGATGAATTAGCAAAGAGTTCTCATCACCTGGAACAATGATCTCTCTATCCTTATTCTCAATCAACGTACCAAACATCCTTGATGGATTATTAAGATAATATATCATTCCCAAGTCAAAGTTCTCATGACTGTGACTGTTCCTATAATTTATATCTAATTCATTCTTATAATCTTCTGGATTCGTTCCCTTCATCCTCTTTGCCCAGTAGGACTGAACCTTGTACTCTTTAACCCTGGGATCATTGGTTATTCTTGCATAGTTGTAAAGATGCTTTTTAACCATACTAAAGAACACATACCAACTGGTATAATGCATCAACTTCCTATGTGGTAATTCATTAGTCGCCTCTACAGACCTATCCCATTTATCCTTACTGATTCTTAATTCATCATCAATATCATCTAAGAGATAATCCATATGGTGACGACTGAGCATATTATATGCTCGGTAAATCGTATTACCACAAAAATCAAAATACTCCACATCCCTATTATCTTTCCAATAAGGATCTGTTGTTATTTGCTGAGGAACTACCCTGTTAATTCTATAGTATTCATCTTTTATGATCTCATCCAATCGTTCAGATGGAGATACTCCCGCTTTTATTGCAAGTTTTTCTAAAAGATCTAAGAGTTCACCATCAAGTATCATATTTCTTCTTCCAATAACTCACAGGTAAAAGAGGGTTAGATGGACTAAAATATTGCTCAGTAGCAGGACACATGGAACAAAACGATTCTTCTTTGCGTGTGAAGAAGTCCTTCAATTCTTTATCATCACAAGTATGCTCAAGAGGAACGTATTTTAAATAAGGATCCCACTTCTCAGATAGATTATACTTCTCTGCTTGCATAGGAAGGTATGCTAATGCAGGACACTTCCACAACTTACCCTGATGTAGTTGCACACATAATCTTGATACACATGCATTCCAACTTGATTTAGGATTATTGTCTTCAAAGGGTTCCATCTTGTCACCAAACCCCTTATATTGTGCCAACCAATGAACAACAGATGGTCTCATCTCAACAGGAGCACCTTTAGTGATCCAGTCCTTCATTAATCTATAGATTGGTTCAAACTTATTGCGATAGTCTGGATTACTATCATCATGAACAGATACAGCAAGTGTTGTATTGGTTTCTTTTAACGCTACTGCTAAATCAGGATGCCTATGCAGGAAGAATCCATTAGATACAATCTCAATGTAAGAGTTTGGCCATTTCCTTCTAGTCAGATATACAAACTCAGTAAGATCTGGATGGAGGCTTGGTTCACCACCCATCAGAGTAATCCTTTTTGGTAGAACTCTTTTATTCCAGTTGTCATACCATTCAGAGGTAGTCTCTAAACTAACCTTACCAGAATGTCCCTGATTCATGTAGTGAGTACATCCCTCACATGTAAGATTACATGAATGAGTTAAGTGTAACTGTAGTTCATGTGGTACTTTTAACATTACCCTATATTTGCGGATAGAATCATCCTTCTAACATCAGACTGATTAGTTGGTACATAGTGTGCCAACCCAGATGGGAACATAACTAAAGTCCCCTCCTCAACACCTTCTGGTTCCCACTCCAAAAGATTACCATCATCAAGACTCATAAAAGGACACACAAATGTGGTTGGTCTATGATGCTCAGGATCATACATTATGTAGCAAACCATGCTCAGGTTCCCCAGTCCATGGTTATGAATAGCATGAGAATGTGCTAAGTCATAGGTTTGGAACCATGCATTAGCGACTCTCGGTGCCCTCTTATACTTGACCATATCTTTGGAAGCTTTTCTAATGTCATCGAACAGAATAGTTTCAATCAAGATATGATAATTATTATCCTGTTCAAAATCAGAATTTTGCTCACCCTCATCCATATTATCCTGGGCAAATCTATCGTAAATATCCAGGAGTTTTTGCTTCTTCTCTTCCCAGTTCTCAATCTTTGTTTGGTAAAAGGGAATAGCAAACTTCTCAATAAAATTCTTCATTCCTTCGGCGGTCAAGATATTCAATAATTTCAGCACGCCATTCTAGCAGTTCGTGATAACACTTCTGCTCATGAGCGTCTTGGCGCAACTCATGGTCGGGCTTCAGCACACTCTCGTAAAAGATGTAGAATGCATCCTTACGTTTTTCTTGTTTTGTTGTGTTGTCCCAATCCATTTAAATCTCCTTTGTAACTTTAAGTCCACCCACAAAAACCTGTTTACTTTTTGAGTATTCAGACGAATGTGGAATCATCGAAGAGAATAGTAAAACCGTACCCTTTTTTGGAGTTACCCTATACTGTTCGTTTAGATGAAGAACAGTGACACCATCAAGACAGTCGTTAAGGTACAATATAAAACTATAGTCCTCGTTGTGTTTGTGTGAGTGCTTTGACATTATACCACCATTGGTATAATCTACCATGTGCATGTAATGGTACTTTAGAATTTGACCAGTAACCTCTTCTGATCTTTTTAACAATCTGCCAGTATAGTTATAAAACTTATCGGGTAGTTTAAAATTCAGCAGATTAAGAGTAGCAGAGCAACTTGGTGACAAAGAACTCTGCTTATGATCAATTACTTCGGGGTTTGCCATACAAACCTTCAGTAAGAGGGTAAAATACTCTGTTACTTTTTCACTAACTTCAAACTTCTTGATCATCATCTACTGGATTGATGTCTACAATCTGAGATACTGGGACTTCATGCTCACCACCAATTAAATACCAGTGCTCTCCATCCCTCTCACCACAATACATGATCTCACTGCTAGGAAATTTATTCTCCCTAAGCATTGCCTGTAGTTGCAGATGAACCAACTCAGATCGTGATATCATCGTTCCCATAAACCTCAACATACTTTTTAATCAGAGAATCTCGCATATCATGATATGGCGTGAGATCCAGATCATACTCGTCACCAAAGTTCCAATTATCTGCTTGCTGAATAGCAGCAATAGCTGCCTGGATCATAGTCTTCAGACCTTCCTTGTCACATGTGATTGTCACCAGGGTGTCTGGATGCGGGTCAAGGTTCATCATGATACAAAAACAGTTCCTTTTTTAATTTGGGTACGATGTTTTTTGATAAAGGTGTGGGCAGACTTCTCAGTCTTACAAACCTTCAGCTGCTCTCCATTATACACTACTACAAGAGATTTTGAACCTGCAAGTGGGACAGCAGCATAACCGTCCCTAGTCACAAATCCTTCTTTACAATCCTTGTAAAAATTGTAAATCTCCTTTAGTTCTTTGTCAGTAGTCATCCTTTACTAAAACTCAAAGTGATTCGTGGTTCAATAGTGATTGGGTTGTGATATACCCAGGCGGGAATGTACAGTCCATCCCCAGGATACAATGTTACCACATTTTTGTCATCAAATTGGTATGTCATCCTACCTCTTGACTGGACAATGAGAACGTCTTGGTCATCATTATGTCTTCCGAGTGTCTCTGCACCTACTTTACGAGAGGTATACATGTGCATTGCTTCGTAACCACGCTCCTCCAAAAACTTTTTGTAAATGTTCTGCATAAATCCAGGAGTACATCCACAGTCAATGCACAAATCAGTGTCATCACTGACTGCCCTGTAAGTTTCATTCTCTTTCTCTAAGTCAATCTGCTTCGCAACATCTAACCAACTGATGTTTTTGGCGAATAAGTATTGCTTTTTATGGTGAGTATATTGAATCATCGTTTGATAGTAGCGATAGCGGGTTGACCCTGTACAAATACGGTGTTGACGACCTTCTCAAGTCGCTTAACTGTGGAGATTCCAACGTTGCTGTAAACAGGAACGTGAACCAGACCAAATGGTTTAGAGTATTGCTTGGTATCACCAGGGATGAGAGTGCCCTGCTTGATGCCTTGAATGTCATCCAGGTGCAGACGAATGACACGTCCAACCGACTGACACATCTCAATGACATTCATCTGACGCATGAGAACAAGAGAAGTCAGACCAGGGACGGAGATGCCCTCACTCAGAATAGAGTAGTGGAGAACAACAAACTTCTTATCAGGATCAGCACCAAAGGCACGGACAAGGTTGAAGAAGTGCTCACGAGTGACCTTCTGATCATTATGGAAGGCACCATGCTTACTGGTGATCCAAAGCAGGTCATAACCCAAAGCACGAACCTCAGACATGAAGTCTGTAGTTGCAAGCATACGCATCATAACCTTTGTATTGGGTGCTGCGATCAGCACCTTATCCATGCAATCTTCATTCCTCAGTGTATCTAGGAGGGTATCACAATCTCCTTGTGCAGCATCTTCTCCCTTCTCCCTGTGAACACCAATAGGAATGGCATTGATCTTAGGAGGAAGAATAGATCCGTTCTCTACCAACTCTGTAGCAGGCACGTTGTAGATGATTCCGCCATACACGGGATCATTCATCCCGTACTTCCGATAAGTGGCAGTGTACTTAGGAGTAGCAGTAAAGAAGTAACTGCGGCGAGCACCAGCAGAGATAAACCTGGTAGGACCAAAGAAGTTCTTCTTGATTGAGTTGTGCGCTTCATCAAAGTAGACAACATCTACAGATATATTAGACTCTTGAATACGATGAAGAGAGTGATATGTAGTAAATATTAACAAATGACCAGGAGTGTACTCCTGCCACAAGCGAATCTCCTCAGGATTGGTTGTTGTGTGATGTGATCCACTGCCAGAGTGGACATGAAGAACAGCAGCGTTGGTGATGTGCTCAGTAAACTCAGCAGATAACTGCTGTGCCAGCAGCAGGCGAGGAGCAACCACCACAATAGTCTTGCGACCAGGGGTAGCAAGCTCACGCTTAGCGTCAGAGATGGCAATAAAAGTCTTGCCCCCACCAGTGGGGACAACAATGATGCCGTTAGACCACTGGGTCATGACATCAAGTGCCTTTGACTGGTGAGGGCGAAGTTGCATTGAACCCATATCGATAGAGATACTATACCATGAACTGATCCATTGTGATAGGTCCTGTTGTCCCATCAAACCTGTAATGATATTGAAGTGCGTCTGCACAAACGAAGTGCGGGTGATCTGTAGGGATGTCAAGTCTCCTACACATCTCTTTGTGATTGTCTTCCATCAACTCCACAGCATACAGCATGTTGTTGATGATGTGATCTCTGCTGTGATATTCCTGCAGTGTCTCACACAGACAAACAAGGAAGTTACCACTACCAGCACAGTTGTCAATGAACTTAGACTCAGGATCCTTCAGTTGTGACACTGGTATCTCCCGAATCATCTGCTCAATCAGAGCAATGGGAGTAAAGACCTCCGCAGTCTGACTGATGCGCTCATCGGAGCGTTCAATGGTAGACCCATGCTTTTGATTGTGGCGATTCTTAGATGACATTGATTCTCTGCAGGTAGTTCAGTTCTTCTGAGGTGAGACCAAATTGACCAGGCAGATCCTCATAGTTCGTGATGTCAGGTACTTCCGCATTTTTAATAGCAGGAGTAAATCCCGAAGTCCTCTTATAATTCTCCACAAAAAACCGAATGATCGGGTTATCAAAGATCTCACTAAGGCGCGATCCCTCCTCTTGAGAAGGAACAGGGCACCAAACATTAAGCATACCAACAAATCCATTAGAGACAAACCTCTTCTTGTAAGTGCTGGAGAACGGTACGATGAACTTTAGCACGTCTCCAGTGTTTGGGACCACGTTGGTACGAGCAATCTTATCACCAGTCTTGAAGACCTCATACTTACCATCAGGAACGTAGTCATCATTGGCAATCTCCTGACCAATCTTCAGAGGAATACGAGGATGGTTTGAGTTTGCAATCTTATCGAGGATAGAGTGCTTGAGAGCAGCATCACCGAAGAGAGGCAGACCATCGCGAAGGTCCCAGGTGAAGGTCCCATCATGAGTAATCACAGTAGTCTTACCCTGATAGGGTTCATTCACCAGATGCCAGCGACAGATATCTACACCCTCAGTGAAGTAATCATCAGCAGTGTAGTCAATGAGTTTGAGGTTGTAGATCGTAGAGAACAACTGCATAAACTTCTTACCCTTACCCGTGTTACCCAACACAGATGCAGGAGTAACCTCACACATGTCACCACCAGGAGCAACCATATCCAGATGCTGCTCAACCACCTTAGTCCACAGCTTATTGTTCCGTGCCTTCTTGGTCGGATCCTGATATGGAGGATTGGCAAGAATGGCGGTGAACTTCATGTCTGGGTGGGCGGCAACGACGTTAATCTGCTTATCAATATATCCTACACGATTGCGATGACTATCGCAACTCTCCCAAACAGTGAGACTGCTGGGATCAATACCATGTTCCAGGAGTCGAGCAGAGTGAGAACCACTGGGATCACCGAACATGTAGGTGCTGCTCATATCTTGACAGTCATTGATCATATTGTCAAGCAGATGTGCAGGAATCGCTCTCTGAATCTCAGATGAGACCGACAGACTATCAATGGTCTTGGAGACTGACTCCCTCATGCTCTTCTGGATGCTGTTTGTCACCAAACCAATCCGACGAGTCAGGAGTTCTACGCTGTGAGGATTCTTTGAGATAACTTCAGAGAGAATACCCTCATTGTCACCAGTAACAGATGGATAGATATGAGATCCGATCACATCATTGATTGAGTACACGTTCTGACCACTACGGATAATGTAGAACATGGTCAGAGGAATGGATTCCAGGAGTGCCTTGACAGTCTGCTTCTTCAGAGTGTCAAGGTCGTCTGCTTTTTTACGCGATCTACCTCCATCACAACGCAACTTTGGTTATTGGCACCATTGTCATTCAACTGTGCCTCCTTCATGACTGTTGTGAGAGCAGACTTCTGACGGAGGTTGAAGTCTCTCAAATCACTTAGATCTAGTGATTCAACGATACTAGTCACAGTGGAGATGCTTCCCTCAACATCTGCTGCCAAAGCATCCTCAAATGCTTCCTTGTTCAGTTCCTGGAACCCATCATTCCATTCATGAATGTTGGTGAAGTCCACAACGCTGAATTCTGACAGAGAAGGATTACTATCACATGCCAGTTGGAACGCTGTGTGAAGGGCACGTAGGCACCGCTGAGCATCAAAATCAACGACCCACCAGTCATGATCACCAGATCCTCCACGGAAGGCAAGTTGAGTCCAGAACTCGATTGATTCACCACCACGGCAGTTGATAACTGTATCGATCTTCTCAGCAGTCACACCCAAAACATTTGCAGACTGAGTGATGATCAATGCCTTGGGATGCTCATCCAAGAATAGATTAATATCTTCCTGATCTTTCTTAGCATCAGAGGTAACTACCAATGCAGGATAGTAACACTCGACCAACTTTTGGAATGCATGACATGCCTTAACACTGGGCAATGCCATCATGTGATATGTGCCTTTGAGAAGGCGATCACCGATACGAATATTACGTTGTGGTCCAAAGTAATTGCGAACGAACTCTCTCACCAAACCTTCATGAAGGAACTCCTTACCCTTCATCGTGAAGATGTTCTTCATGGCATCAGGATCATTACCAAAGATCTCCTGATATGCAGCGGTCTGATACTTGGCAACAGCAACGTTCATCTTAGGACGTTTGAAGACCCCTCTCTGAACATCCTGTTGCTCATCAAAGTAGGTATAGACAAACTTCTGGTTGTCTTCGGGGAACATCCAACAAAGTTTATGAGCAGTTCCAGAGATGTAGCAAATACGAGTATCAAGTTCTTCGCGCAGTTTGACGAACTGATCAGCAGTGCCGCCAATATGTGCCTCATCAAAAGCAACAAAGTCAACGTTCTTGATCTTGTCCAGACGCTTCAAGCAAGTCTGAACCGTACCCCAAAGAACAACATTTACATCACGTTGACTCCAGTATTCAAGGAAGGTCTCCCAACCAGGATCTTTGAGAGAGACGTACTTGACTGAAGGGAAGTACTTGTTTGAATCCTTTTTCCAGGACCCCTCAGGAGACTTCTGACGGGAGCAAACCAGGGATACCTTATAGTTGGTATCGACAATGTGCTTCAAGACCATTGCAGACTTGCCTGCACGGCACTTAGCGAACAGCAGGAACTCGTTACTAGTACACCATGCAATCTTATTGAGGAACTTCTGCTGATATGGACGTGGTTTAAATTCTTCATACACCTTCTCCTTTCCTGAGAAGAACTTCTCATGGATCATCTCACCGATGATATCCATGTTATATCGAGTTGTATCGTACTTAAAAGTCTCACCATTCTTAGACTCACCAATTCTCTCGATACCAATTTGTTTAACCAACCATTGATGAATGATCTTATCGTGAGCACCATCCTTGCCATCATCACGAGTAGATACATCCTCCCACCAACGGCAGCGAACATACTTGGCCTCAAATTGGGCATAAGATTGTTTTGCCTTACCATAATCGCTCCCACGATGCCGATGCTCATAAGCGAAGCGAGTCTGTCCAAGATTGAAGGACGGTACAGTGATGTTGTTGGCAGTGTCCAAGTAAATGTTTACGAGAGCCACGAATGCGAAGATGGTTGTGTATGCAGTAAGTATACACCATAAAAAAGGGGGGCAATGCCCCCTGTGCCACTTATACAGTTGGTGCGGTGTACCTCACCGTGAATGGCAATGCCTTCTCACGAATCAACGGTGCTGAGTCGCGTGCAACAAGAGCATCAATAGAACTCTTGTAAACATCCGTCATAAACTTTGGATAGAGTCCAATCGCGATGATAGGGACAAGCAAAGCACTGACGACATAAACCTCACGGGGTTCTGCATCAACCAAGTTTGTATGGGAGACCAGTTCTGGATTGGGTTTACCATAGAAGATCTCGCGCAGCATCGAGAGCAGGTAGATCGGAGTCAGGATAACTCCAATAGCAGCAACTGCACACATGATGATACGGAATGGCAAACCATACATCGTGTCAGTTGCAAATCCAGCAAAGACCATCAACTCACTCACAAATCCACTCATGCCTGGGAGGGCAAGAGATGCCATGGAACACATTGTCCACAGAGCAAACATAACCTTCATATTCTGACCAACACCACCCATCTCGTCCAACTGGAGAGTATGAGTCCTGTCATAGGTAGCACCCACCAGGAAGAATAGGGATGCACCAATCAGACCATGACTGATCATCTGAAGCATGGCACCACTGGTGCCGAGAGCACTGTAACTACCAATGCCAATGAGAACGAATCCCATATGACTAATAGAACTGTAAGCAATCTTCTTCTTAAGATTCCTTTGTGCAAACGAAGTAAGTGCTGCATAGATGATATTGATAGCGCCAAGGACAATTAGGAGCGGTGCAAACACCGCATGTGCTTCAGGCAGCAGTTGACAGTTGAACCGCAGAAGTGCGTATCCACCCATCTTAAGAAGAATACCTGCCAGCAGCATGTGAACTGGTGCGGTTGCTTCACCATGAGCATCAGGCAACCATGTATGAACTGGTACAATAGGGAGTTTGACGCCAAAGGCAATCAAGAATCCTGCATAGCACCAGAGTTGGAAATTCTTTGGGAATCCTTGCTGCATCAGAGTGGTGTACTCAAAGTTGGGAGCACCACCACCTGCCCAGAATCCCATCGCCAGTCCAGCAATAAGAATGAACAGAGAACTTCCTGCAGTGTAGATAATGAACTTCGTAGCAGCATACTGGCGATTTTTACCTCCCCAGATTGCAATCATGAGATACACAGGAACAAGTTCCAATTCCCACGACAAGAAGAACAAGATCAAATCTTGAACTGCAAAGACCATAATCTGACCACCTGCCATCAGAAGCAGCAGGAAGTAGAAAAGTTTAGGTTTGAATGTAACTGGCCAAGCAGCAAGTGCTGCCAGACTTGTAATAAAACTTGTCAGCAGAATGAGGGGCATTGACAAACCATCTGCACCCACAGACCAGGTGAGTCCTAGTGAAGGAACCCACGAGATCCTCTCTGCCATTTGTAGACCACTGATAGAGGGATCATATCCATTGATATACCCTGCTACCGTGATGATGAACGTAATTAAACACGCTCCCAATCCATACCATCGGACAACCTTATTACCTTCTGGAAGGAAGAAGATGCCGAGAGAACATGCGATCGGGAACAATATAGCAAGACTCAACCAGGGCATATTTTAAGACAAGAGTCAAACCCAGTATACCATAAAAAAGGGGGGCAGTGCCCCCCATGTGTTGGTTTAGAGATCGTCCAATCTTGATCTCAATTCGTTTATCTGTTCTTGCTGTTCCTTAATTGCCTCAATCAAGACTGCAACCATATTCTGATATGCAACTGCCTTGGTTCCGTCAGGAGTTTCCTTGACAAGTTCAGGAAGAACCTTCTCAACCTCTTGTGCAATGACACCGATCTCACGATCATCATAAGTCTTACCAATGCGGTTGAAGTATACGCCTCTGAGGTCCATGACCTTCTCAAGTGCGTTGGTGATACCAACAACATTCTCCTTCAGTTTCTCGTCGGAGTTGGCAGTGACAGTACCAGAGAAGTTGGCATTTCCAGCGGCGCTGATTCTGAGTCTCTCTTGTGGATTGGAGGCTCCGTTCTCCATTGTACCGAAGACCAGACCAAACTGACCAGAAGTACCTTCAGATACACCCTTAATGTATCCACGCTCACCAGTGTTACCAATGTCATTACCTTCAAACTTGAGACCACCATATCCATAAGCAGAGTTAAGTGCGGGGTCAGTCTGAAGGAATCTGATAAAGTTACCATCATTATCCGACACATCATTAGTTACAGCAGGGTCAGTACTGACAATGATATTCTCCAAGAATGTAGATATACCAATTGCATTGAAGGTATTAACATTAACCTGTTGATTGAACGTCGTTATACCTGTATTAACCAGGAATCCACCTGTAACGTTCCATATCAGAGATTCCATTCTAAATTCAACGTTGTTCTCAAAGAGAACAGGACCACTGGCATACAAGGAATACCCTGGTTTTGCTGAGGTTGTCTCAATACCAACGTTTGCAGTGGTAGAGATACCAACACCATCAAATACCCAAACGTCGGATACGTTTGTCAGTCCAGAACCATCACCTCTAAAGGTTCCACTCCAAAGACCAACATAGTAGTTGTCTGGATTTGCTTGAATAGGACCAAACTTCTTCCAGTTATTATCATTAGTGTAGACCCATCCAAGTTCGCCACCAGAATTTGGTTCAGCATCAAAGACAACATTACCAACGTTACCAGCAGTCTGTGGAGTAGAGATGCCAACCGTATACTCTCTAGCAATAGTTTGATCGCCCTGGATCAGAACACTATTACCTTCCAAAGAATCATTGACTGTCAACTTCTTATTGACAATCAGAGGACCATTGAATTGAGAGATGATAACATTATCTTTACCACCATCAACCTTGATGCCTCTGGTGACAGAGAGTTGTTCGGTCTGATCTACATCAAATCCAACAGCACCAGTATCACTAGTAATGTCTTCACCAGTTACAGTAGGAACTGGGGCATTAGTGATCAAGTCTTGACCAGTAGTACCACTAGTAAACTTATTAACAGTATATGCGTTACCCTGGTCATCCAAACCATTATAGAATGGCGTACCAGCATTTACCGATACCGACTGAGACAGAAGTCTCTCAACCTGCTTGAATTGTCTATCTTGTCTCTCTGGAAGAGCGGTAGAGTAGTTACCAGGTCCAAATCCAAGATATTCAAAAGTATGACCAGATGCACGAATAATAGAGTTTCTTCTAAATTCAACTGGTTCAAACTTAACCTTACGCATGACTGAACCAACTGGGTGGTTCTGCTTCTGTGATCCAAAGAGTCCACGGAATACGTCAATTGCAGTGTCACTAGTTACAGACTCACTAATTCTCATGATCTCATTATCGATCACGAGATAGTCACCAACGTCCCATCCCATGTGAGATGCATTAGTGACAGTCAGAGTATTAAGTGTTGGATCGTTAAGGGCAGTAGCAATGGTTGAGGTAATACCAGCATAAGTTGGAACAAGTCTAGAGGATGCTGCTTCATCTGCTATATCAATTCCAGACGCTTGAGCATTAACACCTGTTGGATAGATAAATCCACCACCCGTTGGAGTAACAGTCGTGGTTCCAATACCAATCTTAACTGCAAGACTATTGACATTGTAAACAGTATCAACACTCCAGTGACCATCAATCAGAGAGTTGCCTGCTCCACCAATTACGATGGAGTTACCAACCAACAGACCATGAGAATCAACAGTAGTAATACTGGAGATACCAGATACATTGTCATATGTGATAGAACTGATGCCGATTGCCTCACCAGTTAAGTATGCAGTAACGTCAGAGAAGATAGCAGAGCTAATCTGAGTCAATCCACCAGTATTAATACCAGTGATTGCCGAAGGAGCAGAAAATTGCTCCTTATAGTAAACAGTGCTTGCAGATGCAACATTTATGTTTACATCATCTCCAGTATCAACACTGGTAACTCTATAGAGGTTATTGTAATCTTTAAATCTATCATCTCTAATACCATCAATACGCAGAACATCACCAATACTATTGTGAATCTGCTCAACAATAACATGACCTACAATATGTCCTACAGTTGTGCCGATGCCAGTAACTGCAAGTGTGTTACCGATTCCGTATGCAGAACCACCATCAACAATCTTGATGTCAGAGATAGCACCTGTAGCATCAATCTCAACGTTAGCAGTAGCATACTTACCAGTTGTAGAACCAGCAAATCCAACTAATTTTGCATTATAGAGAGTCTGAACACTACCAGATCCGTCACCATAATTAGCACCAACACTAGCAATACCAACTCTGGTAATATAGTTTAGACCATGGTCACCAGAAGTTGTTACCGTATGAGCAATTCCAGATGCAGACAGAATGTCTGTTACATTAATACCAGTTACAAAATCCCTGGTTCTCTTGTTGATAACCTCTTTTGTAAGACTGTTCTTAGGATCATTAACCTCAGTCAGACCAAGTGGTGTTGGTAGAGCAAAAGTTCTTGTCTGTTCGGGGTCAGAGGTTGGATTATCTCTATCAAGTTGTGGATAGAGATTCTTAAGTGGTTGACTATATCTAAGATTTTGGAATGGCGCAACCTGTGGTTGGGAATCTGCAGCAATAAGAGTCAGGTGATAAACACCGTCCTTTGCATTAGGAATATACTCTTGTATTTCTTCCTTTCTGTAAACAAACAACGTAGTGTTGAATTCTTTACGTTCAAATCTAGGAAGATCTACAGTTCTAAGGTTAACATTATTGTCAAATAGACCAGGATTAGTAGTAAGACCAACACTAAATGACTTTCTATCTGGAGTTGCAGTGACCTCAAAGACACCGTTGAATCCAGTATTACCAAGTCCAGTTGTATTAGCAGTAGATACAATATTCTTAATCTCAACTTTAGATCCTACAGACAAGTCGTGTGGAATCTCAGTTTTAATCGTAGCAATACCAACAATAGCATCCCAATCAGTTCCAGAGATGAATCTTGGGTTTCTGATTTCAGAAGTATTGGAAAGAATTACTGGAGTTGTATTCTTAAACTTGGCAACTTCATTATTAGTAAATCCAACAGTGGTGCTAGATTCCTGCATGACAAAGGAATCTTCTGGTGGTCTACCAAGAACTGTAGAATCCTTTGGTACAACGTATCTTACCTTATAGAGTCCATCATCAAGACCTCTATTGTCTGGAGTTCTACTGATGAAGGTTTTTGGCGTTGCTGCACCAAGAGAAGTTGTTCCAAGTCCTACAACAGTATTATAAATTTCATTACTATCATTGACAGTAATATACCATTGTCCAATAGCAGTATCATACTGAACTGGGTGACCAATATCACCAGACTTCTTATCAGATACTCTAGATTCAATCTGAAGAATGCCACCCTTACTGTTTACATTAACAGAAGATGCACTAATAGTATCATTCAGAGTTTGTGCTAATTTAACCTGATCAGTATTAATACCAGCAGTGATAGCATAATAAACTCTATTGTGATCCAGACCATCTGGGAGTTCACCATCATCACTAAGAATACGCAAAGATTCACCAGACTTAAACTGGTGTCCCTCAGTCAGAGTAAAGATGTTAGAGGTAATACTATTAATACCAATAGCAGTTCTACCTACAGTAGATAACTTTTTAGAAGTTACTTCATAAACACCCGTTCCTTGGGTGTCTGGCATAATAATTTTAGCAGTCTTAGTTTGAGGTACATTATTCTCGTTGATGATAACCTTCAGAGTATCATCAATCTTTGCACCAATCCTATATCCTTCAAGTACAGATTTTGGAGGAACGTTCTGATTGATCTCATTGTAGAGATAAAGTCTATTATCGTTAGCGGCATCAATAGTCTTTTGAACATCAATCGATGCGAATTCAATTGTTACCTCGTCACCACTGATTTTTTGAGGTGGGATGATATGAGTAATATATCCAGTATCATCTCTAGGGAATGCATTGTCCCTAAATCCAGAACATACAAGTGCCCTTGCACCAAAGTTGGAGTTAGAATTTGTAACAGAGTGGTCACCACCAGACTCAGCAACAAAGTGATTCGCGTATCCAATAGCGAACACAGACACCAACTGCAAGAATGCATCATTTGATGCTTTGATGTGGAAGTTCTCGTAGTCTGGTTTGTATACAGCAGAAGTATCAGTGTGTAAGTTGTTTACAGCAGTAGAGTCTTCGTATACACCAGAGACTGCATTGTATTTTACAAATGCAGTATCATCTTTTTGAAGTCCAATACCAGTAAACTGGGCAACAACCATGGACTTGAATCCGTCTGCCTTGCTACCATCAGCGTGCAGACCGCACATACCGTATACAGAACGGAGTGAGCAGTTGAAGATGTATGGAGATGCAGAAGTTACAGAGTCAACAACAATATTCAGCGTTGGAGCACCAGCAACAATAGATGGAAGTGCATTCGATGGTGGATTAGATACCTCATAGTTAATCTTAGTGGGTCCTTGAACCTCACTGATTACGAAGGATCCGTTATATCCACCAGTAGGCACACCCTCAATTCTAATTGGAGTATCTACATCAAGACCACCAAGTGCTTCTGTCAGCTCTACTTCAATGGTGGTGCTAGAGTTAATACCATCACCTGCTTTAATACTGTTAATACCAACATTCTCACCCTTAGATCCAACGATTCTAAATTCGTCAATCTTGGTTTGAATATCAAGTCCTGTGCTTGGGAAGTCTGGAGAAATATCTCTTCCACTAGAAGGACCAAAGGCGAGACCAATCTTCTCGTAGTAAATATCGAGGTCAGTTCTCTCGGAAGAGTAATTTAAGAAATTATCATTAAATCCAACATTGTTTACACCATCAGCATACTCAAAACAAGTAACTTTGTGGTGAGAATAGTTAGGAACGAACTTTGTCAGTCCATAATCTTTAAAGACTGATGAGTTTGGATTAGCATCAAAAAATGTGAACTGATAGAAGTAACAAGTACCCGTTACACGGAACAAGCAAGTTTGCTTAATATTAGCATCTGCAGGATCAGGAACGAACATCGGACGGATCTTCGTCTTACGAAGGTCCATACCAACAATAGATGTACCACGGGGGATAATTACACCACCGTAGACAGAGTTCATCTTATAAAGATCGTTCTCTGGATCGTCAATATCAAAGTTTGCATCTAATGTAAACTGACCTAAGGCATTTGACGTAGATCCACTACGTGTCAACCAGTTATTACCAGTTAAAGGATTGTCATGAATGGGAATCCATCCAGGTCTATTATCAATGACGTGCTCACCAGGATAAACGATGATTGTAGTTCTGCTAAATCTATCGTTATCCAGACCCTTCTGATAAGAGAATCTCGCTGCTTCTAAGAGTGCTCTTTGAATAGTCTTGAAGGGTCTAACAAGGGAATTGCCTTGGTTTTCAATACTATCCGTCGAGTCAATACTAGAAGGATCGACGTAAAGGATATCACCTTTACTATTCTTGAGGAAATTATCTAAGCGACTAAGACCCATTTTATTCCACTAGATGCTTTTGCTATGATTTATTTATTCATTCTCTTTTGCATCTAAAATATATTCTACAGTGTTAGCAACATCATTCATTGCATCCCTAAGGAATGGTCTTTGACCAGAATGCTGTTCGTCTGGATGGTTTTTATTATGCCTCTCAGTGCATAATGTCCATCTCCACTGAGACATACACTCAGAGTACCAGAGATTTATTTTCATGCGTTGGGTTGCTCCAATCGTGAGTAAAATTGCGTATATATTCAATCTTATCCAAGTTATCTTGACTATCGAGAACAAACTCTTCGTTAGCAAAGTGGAGTTTAACTCTAAACGCTAAAGCCAATTCCATAATATGATCTCTCCTCTCCTTATCATCAGGTAGAGAGAATATACTGAACATCAGTATATGATCAACATTACCTTGTTTGATCAAATATTCCAAATACACATGATTTCTTCCCTCATTATCTCCTGTCTGGTGAGGGAACGTATATCCCATTCTATTGCAGTATTCTTTTACTGTCAATGTCTGGAAGTATAAATCTATGTATTGAGTTTTAAATCCCTCATATTCTGCATACATGACCACATTCTCATGATCAAGAATTGGAACCCTTCTTGACTGAATATCTGTATCACCAAGGATTCTAAAATATGCTCCTGGCCATTTCCTATGAGGTTGTCCATCCCTCAACAGGACTCTAACATCAATACTTATCCTAGTCTTACCAGTTCTGTTAGGAACTGCACCATGAATATTCTCCTGAGTGAACAGCAAAAACTGGTTCTGAGTTATATTAACAGGTTTACAATGATTTAAACAAAAGTGTTGGAATCTCTGATAACTCCAGTTCTCTTTGAGACAACCATTAGTAATCCATCTACTCTTCTCTAAATCAAGTATCTGTAGAGAATTAGATTCATACGCATCAGTAAAAGGTAACCATATTGTTCTCAACCCCAAACCATTACCAACCCATTTACCCTGGTGGAATGGAAGAACTGTACCAACCTTATCTTGATCTGGAACAGTTATTCTAATATTACCAAACCTCTGCACCAAAACATCAGTTGGTAATAGTGGAAGGACTTTCTCTGCAATTAATTCATCAAACCTTTGATAAAAATCAGTGTCTGCAATGTCCTTGCCAATTTTTTTGACAAGATCACCAACATGCTTGTATGGAACTACTTCATGAAGATGTTCTAAATCAACTACATCTGGATAATAATTATGAATAGAATCTAATATAATATCACGGAAGCGATATTTATCAGAATCATAGTTGTATACTTCTGCGTCAAACATAAAAGCCCCCGATCCGACTTGAACGGACGACCTGCTGTTTACAAGACAGCTGCTCTACCACTGAGCTACAAGGGCGTCTATTGTGGTCCCATTGGTGGGTCCACGAGGTAAATGTTACCAGATATTGTTGATCCTTCATTACCAGACATTACAAAGTGCTCTACCCAGGAAGGGAATATAATCATTCCACCAGAGGGAATTTCTGGAATGAAGTCCATTGGAATAGTCTGGGCATACATTCCCCATTGATTCATGTACTCCTTCCTAGCAGGATTCATGAACACGGTTTTGGAACATTCAACGGTATCATATATGATAAAACTCCACTGGGCACCAGAATGAATATGAGGATCTTGCCAATCCTCTTTGTTATATTCATTCCTCCATACTTGCCCAATAGCAAATGATTTATCAGAGAATCTACCAATACATTCTGAGATTATAGATCCCAAGTATTCGTAGGATTCATCAGTCAAAGAATCTCCCGAGAGACTTGACATCACTCCACTCAAAAAGGATGGAGAAAAATTAGGATTGTCATTGAAGTCAATCTTATCTAGATCAACTTGTTCAACAAAGAATGGTACAGAGAACATTGAATGTGGTTCTCTAGAATAATCAAGATTCATCTAATTCAGCAAGTATCTCAGGGTTTTCTACTTCTAACTCAAAAAAACATGGATGGCATTCTTCCATTATCAGATATCCAGAAGACCTGAATAGGTGTTCAGGATTATAACGAAGTTGATGTGTGTTAGCAGCAATTTTACAAGAATAATTTTGTTCTTCTTCCTCTGTCAACTCGTCCCAGGTAAAAGGAATGCCATTTATGAAGTACATTTTGACCACTCTTTCTGGTACTCCCAATTCCATCGAATCATACCAGCAGTATGCTTTAGTAAGCTTAAGGCTCATACTCATACTGTTACCGTTTCCTAATATTTAGTTTTTGAGGGAAGGCGCTCTTTCTACGTAGAGTCTTTGGGTACTCCTTCCCAATAGGAGTGGGGGGACTTGAACCCCCACGGGATTAACTCCCAACAGATTTTAAGTCTGGTGCGTCTACCGATTCCGCCACACTCCCTTGATCCCACGTAGGTGGATGGAAGGCACAATACTCATTGAAGGTGATCTTCATCTCCTTCCAGGAGAGATTGCAATTCTCTGCTGCTTTTGGAACATTCCACTTAGCAGTGAAGAGTTTTTCCATTGACTCACGAGTTTCTGGACGCATAGACCTTTTAAATGCGCCAGGTATTCCAACCTGGCAGGTTACGTCAGGCTAGCACTGACGGGCATCGAGAAGGATCCCACTTCTCACTCACATGGGTTGGTTTTCCGATTCTTTTTTCTCTCGGAGACGTGAGTACGGACGTTTGCCAAGTCCGTTAAGCGGAGTATCGGAATCGAACCGACGACATCTAACTTGGAAGGATAGCGTTCTACCGCTGAACTAACTCCGCAGGTGTAATCTGTAAGAGATCTAGACTGAGACTTGGGCGACCCCTCAACTGATTACCTTTATATTATAATGTACGGTCTCTTAAAAGTCAACTACCAAGGACCACCATAACCAGGATCTTCGACGACCACCAAAGACGCTTTTACTTCGGTTAATTTCTGTTGTGTGGTTACTTGCTGCCTCTCCAATCCCCACAGTTCAAATTGTGCTTCCATCTTTAATTCTTGGTTCTCAGTTGCAACAAGGCATTGATTAGTGACTGTAGATATACCAGCATTATATTGTGATATCAAAGATGTCACATCCACATTGACATCAAACACGACCCCAATATCAGATCCACCATTTTGAAAAAATCTGGTGCTTCTACCAATACCAATATTACTATTGGTTACTGTATAAAATCCCTCACCATCAAATACAGTTGCATCATCACTATAGTCTCCACCAGATATCTTTGGATAATCATATCCCTTTATCACATCATTTTTTATAGTTCCATAAGCAACAACTGCTGTTGACCCAATTCCAGCAATACCCAGAGATTCACCAAGAGCAGTCGTTACTCCAGTAACCATGGATCCATACTTGCTGGTTACATTTGATGTACTAGATCCATACAAAGACGTTGATAATCCAGTGTTGCCACCTAGGGTAACAATACTTTGCTTTACTACATTTGCAGCATCAATAGTATTCTTTGCCAACTGCTGAGATTCAACGGAAGGTGGTGTGAATTTATCAAGATTTTTTTGTGTTTTGGCACGCTTAACTGGGATCTTAGTAAGAACTCCTTCCAGTTGATCCCTCTCCTTCCTAAGTTCTTCAGTTGTAGTTGCCATAAATCTTTATAACCTTTCTTTTATTTATTGTGAAAGTTGCTCTTTTAATGACAGGATACATGAGGAATTGGGAGAAGCATCTTCCAAACATCAAGTCAAATATCATTGATAAGTATTCTGCAGATGTTTACATCACCTCATACAACTATTCAGAACTGTATATGGGTTCTGGTGTTGTTGATGTAGATACTGATAGTCTGATCAGAGAGTATCAACCAAAAAACTACTTGTTCAGAGATAAAGAGACTCTACCAGAATTTCAATTCAAATCAAATGGTCTGGAAATGAATGGTAGAGAGTGGTCATATAGAATATTAAAACAGTGGTACTGTATATACCTGGGTCTATCTTTATTTGACCCAGAAGATTATGATGTTGTAGTTAAATGCAGAAGTGACTTCTCAACAAAGAACTTCAATATCAAAGATGGAGATATAGTCATACCAGCATGGAAGGTTCACCCTGGTCCATGTGAACCAGAAGATTCATATGTTGACTACTTTGCCCATGGTAAAGGTTACTGGATGAAGCAATACTTTAAATTGTATGAGAAAATAAAAGAGATGCATGATAATGACTGGGGTGATGTCTCACTGGGAGAGACCCTAATTAAATCATACATCGATAGGTATATTGGTAAAGACCATATCAAGTTTGACTATGATATGGATTGGATGCTCAGGAATGAGATGTGGGCATCAGATTACAGAAGACTGTTCGAGATTGGAGATCCAGACAAACTACTCAAAGTTCCAGCCACTGAGAAGGATGCGTTGATCCTTGGTGGTAATCTGGGTTCTCAGGTTTGAGTGTAACCCTAACATCACCAGGAATGACAATACGTTCACCCTTACGATCAGCAAACTGTTGGGTGAAGTGCCCAATCTTACTTGGAAAGATCACAACCGTACCTTCCGTGGGAGTAATGGTGTAGACATTGCAGTTGTACTTATTATATCCACCGATCAAATTCCGTTGAATCGCTGTAGTGAAGAGATCACCAACACACTCATTCGGATTCTTCTCTTGTGCAACACAGAATTTATCTGAAGTTGAGTCAGTATTCAAATAATACACAAAACTCAAATCAGAAGCATTGTGATTATGGGGTTTGACTGATGGAGTCTCATTATCTTTGTGGTATCCAACCCACGACTTGATGATGTGATAATCCAACTTTGAATGATCAACGATCATACAGTCAAAGTAATTATCAATATGTGTTCTTAGTTCTTTGAAGAATGGTTTGCAGCATTCTTTTTGATGAGCAAAAATCCTACCAGAATATTCTGGACTCTCGTTCTCATACCCATTGAACCAATAGTCACGGAGTTCATCAAGATGCTCTTTGATAATGTCGTGACACTCCACCTCCCCCTGATAAACCATCAGAGGGAATGCTTCATGTACCTTGTAGGTCATTTGCCGTTGATGTTATATTCCCTATTATCGCCTGGATAGTCCAGTGGTGTCAACCCCTGATACTCTGGAATATTCTTGGTAACGTCCTTACGAACACCATACACAACAAAATCACAATTGATTGCTGTGCCCGCATTGTTTTTAATAGAGACTCTAGATCCCCATTCAATCTTCTCAACAAACAGCTCTTGCCAGTGACCATTAGGAGTCAGTGTAATACCCAAAGTCTCCATGTCAACAAGATCCTTCCAGTATTCTGGAAGTTGAATGTAATTCTCGTTTACAAGTTTGCCTCTAAAATACACCTCTGCATCTGGTCCTTCAAGACAAATATATCTCAGTCTATGACCTTCTTTAGTTGGGTGAGAGATATCAAACGACTTCTTTGCATCCCAAATGGGTGCTTTTACAGACAAAATACCACCTGCCCATTTCAAATCAGTGCATTCAATAAAATTATGCGTCCTCAGAGGACATGCATCTGCTGGATAGTCATTGTCACCAGTCCATGGATAGATAGGAAATCTCCAATCACTAGTGGGAGCACCACTCCAGGTGCCATCACAAGAAGGACTACCGTTTGTTTCTGTTACAAATTCAGACATAATTACCTCTTCGTATCATAATGATATCCAGATACTGAATACTCATCATTATTGCCTGGATAGTCCGCAGGAGTTGAACCTTCATATTCTGGAATGAGTCTCTCCCCATCCATACGTTCACCAAAAACAAGATAATGACAATTAATTGGTCTTGTAGAATGAAGTAATACTTTATTATCTTCAATAGCATGAATCATAATATTGTTATTACTACCCACAGGAGTTATTGACACAGTGATAGATTCTGGATCAACTAACTCTCTCCAATAATCTGGAAGATCAATAATATTATGATTCTTCAGTTTACCTCTTATGTATACATCATTTGTTGGTCCTTCAGGACAGGTATGACGTAATCTCCAACCTTCCTTCGTTGGGTGAGGAATATCAAAATTCTTCTTTGCCGACAGAATATGTACTCCACAGCGAGACATAACCTCACCTTGAGCAACGATATTCATACCAGCATTGATGTTGGAATTGCAATCTATAATACCCAAGAATGCAGATGGTCCTTGAACTGCAAGTGAGTATGGATTGTTGATACCAGTACACATAGCACCAGGAATCAATGGAGGTACTGTAATATCTGGATTAATCGCAGGTCCGATGTTTACATTACCAAGCAAAAATGGTGGTATTTGACCAAAAATTGCTGGAGACTCAATATATGCACCACCTCTAATCTGAAGAGGTCCTTTACCAAGAGGAACACTAGGATCACCCTGCCCAACATATAGTGTCTTTTTAACTTCTAAATCAGGTACTTTCATTATAAAAATCCTCCTCCTCGTTGTTGAGATTCAAATGCAGATGTTCCTTTGGATGGTTTAATAGTAGTTCCAGAATCGGCACAATCAATCAATCCACCGTAAAAATTAAGAGCAGCGTTACCAACTAACTCACAGGTTCCCGAAGACAGAAATTTTGCCATGGCATCACCATTAACCTCAATATTTTTAGATTTAATGGTAATCTTTTCGTTAGACTCAATGTTGATATGTCCGCTGGAATTAGTAGGACCAGTCGCTTTTATATCAACATTTCTAGCATCTAATCTAATTCTACCCTTTGGTGCCTTGAATATTATATCACCTCTTGCCGCAGTTACAACCATAGCGGTGTCATCAATAGGATCTTCACCGCAGTGAATTTGATAAACACCAGGGCATCTATTAATAGTTCCTCCAGCCATCGTACCAGAGGACATGAACATCATATAATGCTCAGATGATTGTCCTGGAGGACCATTACGAACTAACACTCCAGCATAAGTATTGTTGGCATTTATATGCCCAAACTTAATATGACCGAAGTCGTTACCTAATTCTATTGGGTTATGAATTTTTGGTGACATTTTATATTATACCTTTAGTATCCATATCCGCCGCCACCAGACGGTGGTGATGGTGGTGGAGGAGTTGGGGGTGATGGGGGTGGCGGAGACGGTGGAGACGGCGATGGAGCTGGAGCACTCGGTGGTGCGGATGGTGGTGGCGGAGGAGGAGGTGGAGTTCCAGTATTTGCATTAGGAAGAACAGTTCCTGCTCCAGTTGTTGCCATGGTTCCACCACTAGATGGAGTAGGAGTAGGAGTTGCTGTAGATGGTTGAGTAGAAATAGGTGAAGTTGCAGTTGCGGGTCTTACTACTTGTAACAGATTACCATTCACCCACTGGAATCTATTATCATAGTTATCCAAACTCTTAGCAACACTATCCCACACCAATGGATGTGGTCTTTGTGTATGCTCAGCACCAACCATCTTCACACCTCTATGTTGATGTGTTGGACCATAGTATGGTTGTCCGTTAATGTAACCTGCAAATTCCTCGTTGGAAACAATACCAACACAATTAACTACAGACACAATTCCACCAAGAATAGGATCATCTGGAATCTCACCATCGGTATCGTCACCAATTCTATCAACACAGAATACTGGTCTTAATATAGCATTATATCCTGTTTCAGACTCAACGTAAATTAACGGTCTCTCTATAAAACCCTTTCCTGCTTTGACAATTCTTATTGACTGCAATACACCAAAAGGTCCAAATGTAGGGACAACTTCTGTTCCATTACTTGGTTCAATAACAACTCTGTCACCGTCACTGTAATTTATACCATGATTCTCAATGTTGATATCACACAAATACAACATTGCAGGATAACTTCCAATATCTAGTGTTGGGAATGCATCAAACTCAGTTGCACCATTTGGTCCAGTTCCAGGAAGAACTGTTGTTCTTCTAAGTCTTGCAAGTCTTTCTTCCTGAGTCTCTCCAGTGGGAAGTCTGCTTCCAGGGTCTACAATATCACGACCACCTGAACCTGGAGTTTCTCTACCACCTGGTCCAATAATCGGCACTCCACCCTCAATAATAGTTCTATCACCAGGAGCAATTACAGTATCTCCATCTCTTATATCAAGATCTTCAAGAGAACTCCTTTCTGGTGGGAATTTTTCCCACCTACCATCTTCTCTTTTAACTACAGTATAATCTGCTGGTGCCCAAACTCTACCATCACCACCAAGATCACCATTGGGTCTGGATAAATATCCACCACCCTCATCCTGAACAATAACCTGTACAACTTTAAGTGTAGGATCTCCAGTTGAAGGATCTATACCACCATCAGGTGCTGTTACAACTTTGGCGCGGACTCCACCACCTTTACCACAATTATCTTTAATTTGAATACTTGGTGCTTTTTTATATCCTAGACCACCAGCAATTAAATCAATACCTAAAAGTGATCCAGCAGCACTAACAATTGCATTTCCCTTAGCACCAGATCCACCACCACCCCAGAAGGTCACTTGAGGTGGTCCACAAAACACAGGACCAACATTACATCCACCTGCGGACTGAGCAGCATCAGCAATCAATCCATCAAAATCAATAGATGCAAGATTTTCAATATCTACCAGTTTTGATGCTGCACCAGCAACACCTTTTGCTTTATTAATAATACTATCTAAATCTAAAGTCATTGGTGGAGATCCACCATCAAAGATATTCCACTCTTTAGTTTCTGGGCACTCTTGCTTCTCTTCACAAGCAAAGAATCCAGCAATTTGACCAAGAATACCAAGAATAGATCCAGCGATACTAAATGCTCCGCCAAGTAAAGAGGATATATTATTGATGATTGAATTGATGGCTCCAGTAAGAGCACCAAGAGTGTTACCTAAGAGACTACCAACAAAATTTTGAACAGCACATGCAGGAACATTAATATAGCGATCAAGCATCTGAGACAAGAAGTTGCCAACCATTGCCTTAAGGTTGCCAATCATTTTATTGAACAGGCAAGTAATCAATTCAATAAGTGCGTCCTTAGCACCTTTTGCTTTATCTCTATCTGGAGGATTGACAAGTTCAATTAATTTTTTAGTTTGTTCGTTAATCTGCTCCTCAACAAACTTTCTAATATCTTTGAATAAGTTTTTTAATCCAAGAGATATGAATTCGGATGCTTCGGCGGACTTTTCTTGAATCCACTGCTGCTTATCAGCGATCCACGACTGAGCAGCAGTCTCCCACGTATTTAATTGATCGGTTGCCCTCTCAATCTTTGCGATGAGTTCCTTCATGTAAATTCCAATGGAACTCATTTCATTTTTATCACACTCTGTAGGAGAAGACAGAGGAACAGAAGGTTCCTTCATCATTGTCTTATCACTAAGAGACATGATATTTGGAAGGGTCATTCCCTCCAAAGGTTTGCCTGCTAAAGCAGGAACGGAGTAACCAGCAACCGTGTCCCAATCCTTATATCCACTATAAGGAAGAAATCCGTTATTATCTGGTTGTTTTTTAGGTAAAAGAAGTTGATCATTATTTGGTACAGTGTAAAGATACACTGGACCTTCTTTTTTTGCAGGGTCTTCCCAATAACCAACAATCTTGGATCCCTGAGTGATCCCTGGTGTTAGTCCTGTTCTTTTATGACCAGACCCTGCACTTGAAGAACCAATTACAACCCAAGGTAGTTGATCATCAGTCTGTACGTTTTTATCTGGAGAGTGGACACCTTCTATTCTAACTTTAACCCTATATCCCCAGTTCTTAACTTGGTCACGAGATCCAACGAGTTCGTCATCCCTCGCCCAAACTTCTCTGGGTGCAACAATTCCTGTCCAAAACATGGAGGAATTGCCTTCATCATAAAATGGGTGTGTTAGATAAGTTGCCATCTATATAATCAGTTATCGTGAATCTTACATTCAAGTGCGGATGGATTTTGATCACAATAAAGTTCCAAAGGACTTGGATCATGGTGATCCCCTGCCTCAATCTCTTCTTTGTGATTCTCAACCCAATCTTCGAGGTCGTGTAATTCTTCCTCGACATGACGACGCTGCTGTGGAGAAGTCAGAGGATCCTCAAGGATCTTCTTATCCTTCTCAATGTGTGCTTCGATGTTTTCCATGATGGTTTATCGAGTTATTGATTATTTATTAGTATAATTCCAGATAATCATCTGGATTGAAGTTAGGATCATCATACCCAGCATCTAGATCAACATCGACTTCTTTACCAACAGATGTCCTATCTATGACGTTTCCGCCAGTGTCGGTAGTTCCACTTGGTTCCCAAGTGCCACTATTCCATCTATTTACGAGGTCTTTCTCCTCTGCCGATAATCGTTTTGCAATCTCTTCATCAGTATTACCAAATTCAGAGAATGGATTAGTATCCTTAGAACCAAATATACCCCTTGGACTCTCTTGACCCGCTAAAGCAGGTTTTGCAGCAGTCGCAGTACTTCTATTTGGTTGCCTACCATACGAATCCCTAACTAATCTCATTTTAGTTACGGTATGCTTCTGCGTCAAGTGTGTGCAAATATCAGCGACAATATAAAGTCCACTTAACTCTTTATCAAAATCATCTCCTTTGTCCATTTTAGCATCTTTTTGAGGAAAATCGGCATGAACAATAGAACCTGCTCTTAGTGTATAGTCTCCTGGAACTGCAATAGTAATATCTAAACTGAATAACTTATTGTAGGTCATAGCACTTTGCAGTATGACTTCATCCAACTTCAGATTTGGTTCTGTTGCCTGATCTACCTGCTCCTCTACAGATCCTGTAGGAAGATTTCCAACGTCGTCTTTCTTCTTAAATGTTTTTGATACTGTGCTTTGGAACAGTTCAAGAAAATCTTTTGCAAGTTCTGGTACATCTATTCCACCATGTACCTTCTGCTCATCTGTTGTTATCTCTTGTGCTTTGGTATTATATACATGAGAATATGTGTTGGAAGTCTGCAATGATGACCCGTATGCACCAGAATGTAAATTTTTAGACACACTTATACTTTGATCTGCATCATACCTAATAATTTTTGCCTCATATCCTACAGGAAGTTCTGTACTATTGTTATAGATATACGCTCTGGCACCCTCAGAATCATCAAATAAGTTATCGATTGATCTAAAATTAAATCCATCATAAGTTTCAAAGAAGAGATATCCTGCACTACTTTTAGATTTTGCAGACACTCCCCTAGTAGCAATCTCTCCTATCAATCTAAATGGTTTTTTACCCCTACCTTCAACATTAAATTTATTGGCGGTAGTGTCAAGAATAATATTCTTTTTAGTCTTCAATGCATCAGTAAGAATAGCATTTGCTGTTGCACTAATTTCTCCATCAAATCTACGATAAACTTCACATGCTGCAAGATCATTAGCAACTGCTTCTAATGAGAACAAATCAATAATATATGTCATCCCACTTTCAGATGATGTGATATTCCTTACCTTCTCCACATATAATGCATTATCACCCTCGTACTTCAACTTATTACCATAAGCATCTTCTATTGTAAGATGCACCTTCTCTGAACCAGATAATTTTAAATATTGAATTGCAGATACCGCCTTATCTCCACCACCAACTTCATGTCCAGAATCTGCAACAAGAATAGAGAATCTTACTGTTGGTTCCAGTATACTCTCATAATAATCACACTCAACAACACCAGCAGAAATATCTTTGCTGCCACTTACTTTATTAGAAAATATCTCAAGTTTTGAGATATTACCAGAATTAGTTGCTAGGTTTGATGTTGGCATGGTAATTATTAATTACTTAAGTATTTAATCAAGCAGTTGCAGATATAACTTGATTGTCCTTAGGAACAGATCTATGTCCTATAGTCCTACCTCTAGAATTCTTAATGGGAACTCTCACATACTCAGTCTTCTCAATTACTGCAACAGTTGATCCTGCCTCCTCATAAGAAGTCTGCTGTGAAACCTGAGAAGCATTATTTGTTGGTGTATTTGTAGCAATTTGTGCTTCAGTATTGGCACCATGAGTATTGATCCACTTACCAGGATCAACATAACTACTAAACTGTCCATTTGCTGCAGGAGCAGAAGTAGATATCTCCCAGTGAAGGTGAGGTGGATAAGAGTCCAAAGAACCAAATCCAGAACCACCTACATTAGCAAGTAATGCACCTGCTTTAAATTTTGTACCTGGACTCAATGCAGGAGGTCTATCCAGGTGACCAAAGAAGTGATATGCGCCATGTGGATCATCCTTCCATACGACCCAATATCCATATCCACCATCTGCAGCACCACCAAGTTGAGTGTTAGAATGAGTTACCTCACCATCTAGATAAGCATACATTGGTGTTCCAGGATCAGCACCAACATCATATCCTCTGTGATCAGAGTTAGTGCTTGCTCTGTATCCTTTACCAGATGTAATTACAATACCACCTCTGGATGCCTGATCTTGAATATCTGACTGAGCAAACGGACTATATGATATATCAAGTCTGGCACCTGCCTGACCATCATACTGAACAGATCCAGATTGACCTGTAAGACCAACCAACTTATCAGAACCACCCAATGTTCTACCAGCAGAGGGCAATCTAGCTCCAGGAATCATTGAACTAGAACCACCAG